TGTTCATTGATCTCTATGGCAAACTAGATGCTGATGTCAACACCGAGGAGTCCGAAGATGCCTAAATTCCATGGATACATCGGACACATTGCTATTCTCCATTTGAATGGAGAATCTAAATCTGCTAAGATTCTTGGCGGCAGTGGTTTAAAACTTAAGATGCAATCTATTGACGGAAACATCTTTGAGTGCTATCATGACAATATAAAGTACATTTGGAACTCATGACCAAATATAATGAAGACGCTCTATTAAAGGAGCTACGTGACTACATTTCTGGAACTTATGGACAACACTATTCTGCTGGTAATGACAGCATTCAAACGTTAGACTTGATCGAAGCATGTGGAGATGCTGAAGCATTCTGTCGCAGTAACATTTTGAAGTATGCATCACGATATGATCGTAAAGGTACTGCCCGACGCGACATCATCAAGATCCTTCATTATGCATTGCTGCTTCTCCACTTCTCCGATAAATCTGCTAACACTGAACCCTATCCTCAATGAGTACAGTATTTCTTTCCAATGATACAATGCAAGTTCTTAAGAACTATGCAACCATTAATAGTTCAATTCTTTTTAGAGAAGGAAATCAACTGAAGACAATTAGCGTTGGTGAAAATGCTATTGCTCAGTTCACCTGCGAAGAAACTTTCCCAGAAACATTTGGGATCTATGATCTCAATCAATTTCTTCTAGGACTTTCACTTTTTCAAAATCCTAGTCTAGAGTTTAACAACACTGACTATGTTAATATTCGTGGTCGTGGTCGCTCTGCTAGATACTATTTCTCAGATCCAGAGATCACTCTAAAGTCTGCACCTCAGAAAGATATTAATTTTCCTGGTGGTGACATTGAGTTTACTATCAGTTATGATGATCTAGTAGGTCTCCAGAAAGCAGCTGCTATCTATAGTCTTACAGATCTTCTGTTTTCTTCTAAAGATGGTAAGATCAGTCTGAAACTACTTGACTCAGAAAATGATACCAGTCATGACTATGAGCAAGATGTAAAGGGAGAGACCACAGGAAACTATGACTTGACAGTTAAGATCGATCACATTAGACTTCTTCCTGGAGACTACCAAGTCAAAGTCTCCAAACATCTAGTGTCTGAATGGCAGCACACTAGTCTAGATCTCACCTACTACATTGCACTTGAACCTTGAGCGATAAGAAATTTCTTTGGGTAGAGCAGTATCGTCCTAAGAAAATTGACGACTGCATTCTACCTCCTAATATTAAAAAATCATTCCAAGGTTTTGTTGAGAAGGGGGAGATACCTAATCTTCTCCTTTCTGGTACTGCTGGTGTCGGAAAGACCACGGTTGCTAAAGCAGTCTGTGATGAGATTGGTGCTTCCTATATCGTCATCAATGGATCCGATGAAGGACGTTTCCTTGACACAGTTCGCAACCGAGTCAAGACGTTTGCTACAACAGTCTCACTGACCTCAGGAGCGCCCCACAAGGTGGTCATTATCGATGAGGCAGACAACACCACTCATGACGTTCAACTGTCTCTACGAACGTTTGTAGAGGAGTTTCATGGAAACTGTCGTTTCATCTTTACTTGCAACTTTGTCAATAAAATTATTGAACCGTTGCACTCGCGTTGTACTGTTATTGATTTCCGAATCAATAAGGATCAAGAACAGCATCTACAGATGCAATTCTTTAGTCGCCTAAAAAACATTCTCGACGAAAACAAAGTTGAGTATGAAGATAAAGTTATTGCTAAACTAATCAAACGTTACTATCCAGACTGGCGTCGTTTGATTAATGAGGCACAACGCCATGCTGTAACTGGTAAGATTGATACTGATATCCTATGTGATATTGCTGATGTCAATCTAGATCAGTTGATGAGTGCTTTAAAAAATAAAGAATTCTCTACTGTTCGTAAGTGGGTGGTAGATAACATTGACAATGATCCTAACATTGTCATGCGTCGTATCTATGACGCACTCTATAGTAATGTTAAATCCAAATACATTCCAGAAGCAGTCTTGGTGATAGGAAAGTACCAGTATCAAATTGCTTTTGTTGCTGACCAAGAAATTAATTTACTTGCTTGCCTTGTTGAAATTATGATGAGTTGTGAATTTAAATGAAAGTACCTACTACAGAAGAACTAGTTCATCTCAAGATTCAAGCAGCAATGCGTGAACATAACTTTCCTAAAGATGAGATGATGTATCTTGGCGAACGTGCAGGTCATCACTGGTATTTACTTGCAGGTGAGCATGAAGTATCTGCAAATCAAATTGAAGGTTTTGATAGAATAGATGAAGAAGACGACACCTGAAAACGTAAAAGAAGCAAACGAAGCTCTCTTTTATGCTACAATGAATTTACCTAATGCTGCTGCTCATTGTGGTATGACGCAGCGTGAAATGAAACACATCTTTCGTGAGTACCTTAAATATCATGACAAAAACTTTGAAGTCACTGAAGACACCATTGAGATATCCTGGGGGGAAGAGTCGTGCCCTGAGTAAGTTGTTTCAGTACATTCCTAACCTCACCGAATATACTCACTATCGAGAACCATTCTTGGGTGGTGGTTCTGTGGCATTAGAAATTTGTAAACGATATCCACACTTAGATATCTGGGTGAATGATTTGTATGAACCACTGTATAACTTCTGGCGAGTGGTTCAAGATACTCCAGATGAACTTACACAAATTCTATTACAACTAAAGCAGAAGCATCCAGATCAAGAATCTGCTAGAGGTTTGTTCTTAGATTCTAAAGATCATCTTGGTAAAGATACTGGAGATCTAGACCGTGCGGTAGCATTCTACATTGTCAATAAGTGTAGTTTTTCTGGTCTTACTGAATCATCTAGTTTTTCAAAACAAGCAAGTGATTCTAATTTTTCTGTAGCAGGTATTGAACGCTTGCCTGGATATGCAGAACTAATTCAATCTTGGAAAATTACTAACTTATCATATGAAGAATTATTTTGCGATAGCAAGTCAACCTTCGTCTATCTCGATCCCCCTTACGAAATCGGATCAAATTTATATGGTAAGCGTGGAGACATGCACAAAGGATTTGACCATGACCAGTTTGCTGGTGATTGTGATCGCTTTATCTCTCATCAACTTGTTAGTTACAATTCGTCGCAACTGATCCGAGACCGTTTCAAGAAGGGGTGGACAGCTGCTGAATTTGCACACACTTACACCATGAGGAGCGTGGGGAGTTATAATACAGATCAAGCGTCTCGCAAGGAACTGGTCCTTACTAACTATGAAATGTGAAGTCACCCTCTACGTAGCAGGCAACGTCTTCAAGGAGCAGGTCATTGCTCGTAACTACGAAGAAGCAAAGCAAACTGCTGTTGCTAGAAATCCTACTGCTAAGATTGTTAGTGTAACTACTAAGTTTTAATATGATTGTCCCTATGAGAGTATTAGGCAGTGGTCTTGTGATCATTGCTTACTTTATTATCCTGCATATGAATACAACATTTGGTGTCTTATTGCAGATGCTGGGTGATAGTATTTCAATTCCTTACTTCATAAGGACAAAATCATGGGATGTAGTTATCATGATTACATTCCTACTAGTGATCTCTATATCGCATTTGTTATGAATATCTTTGTCACCGATGAGTCTCCATGGAAATCTGCTTATGTCCTACCCGATAAGCACATCGTCAAGATGCCTCTGGAGACTTGTCAGATGCTTTCTATCGTTGCATCAGACAAGTGGGGTCATGGTTATGGCACACTGCCTAAGGCAGACGGCAACCCATACGCTACAGAGAAAGGAGCGTTTCGTAATCACCCATGTACCAAGTGGGCGAATGAGACTGTATCAAATTCTAGATGGTTGCTCTCTCATGGTTTTGCTCTATGCGGGGAGTATGCAGCACGATATGGTAAAGTACATACCTGCTTCCTGACTTTACTTGCTGCTGACAAAATCATTCCTGATGTATCATTGGATGATCACACTCCTTTTGTTCGTGCAATGCCAGATGAATATAAGTTTGATGATAGTATCTCTACCATCGAAGCATACAAAATGTACATAGCATCTAAACCTTGGGTATCTGACAACTACCTACGACTACCACACCGCAAACCAGACTGGATATGAAATACGAATTAAAAGATTACTTGTACAGCATCAACCAATCCAAGCAATCAGTGATGGATGATGCAGCAGCAGAAAAAGGATACCCACCTTTTATTGTGAATAAATGTTTGTCATCTTTTACTGATAGTATTTTGTACTCAAATGAAATGAACATGAATAGTCATCTTGACAATAAGTTGCAATATGACTTTTACATAAATAGTTTGAAGCCAAGGAAAAGATTCTCCCCTTGGTTGCGTAAAGATACAGTTGAGAATATTGATTTGGTTAAACGTTATTATGGATACAACCATAGTAAAGCTATTGCCGCTCTCAGAATCCTCACTAATGCTGATCTTGAGCAGATCAAAAAATTATTAGATAAAGGCGGTATGAGATGACAACTGAGATTATAATTGATTGGAAACCTTCTGATATGGTCGAGGTTGTTCTTAATGAACCCGACGATTTCTTAAAGGTACGCGAAACATTAACACGTATTGGTGTAGCATCTAGGAAAGATAGAAAACTATATCAATCTTGCCATATTTTGCATAAGCAAGGAAAGTATTATATTGTACACTTCAAGGAACTGTTTGCCTTGGATGGTAAGAATACCAACATGTCATTGAATGACATTCAACGTCGTAATCGTATTGCACAACTTCTATCCGACTGGGGACTGATTGCAGTATGTAACAAAGAATTTATTGAAGACGTTGCCCCACTAAATCAGATTAAAGTTCTGTCCTATAAAGATAAAGGCGAGTGGATTCTAGAGTCCAAGTATAACATTGGGCGTAAAAAACCTGAGGCATAAATAGACTTGAGACCTTCGTGCGGTCTCTACAAAAGTCGGAACACCACACAAACTGTTACGGTATTCACTGTAGCAGTTTTTTTATGACTTTATTAAATACCAGTGGATGCCTTCGGGGTCCATCACACCTCTCGCTTATACAAGGAGACAAACAATGACACATACATGGGACTTATATTTACCGCATGCCGTAGGTTTGAATGATATGTTTCATCGATTAGATTCGATGACCAATCATAACAAAAACTACCCCCCGTACAACTTAATCAAACATGACGCCAGTAATTACGAAATTCAAATTGCTCTCGCAGGATTTAAAAGAGAGGAGATTGAAGTATCTACTGAATCAAACATTCTCAAGGTTACCAGTAACACTACAAGACAGGATACTGAAACAGAATACTTACACAAAGGAGTCTCGCGAAGATCATTTGCGAACACTTGGCAACTCGGTGACGATGTTAGAGTTGTGGACGTAACATTTGAGGATGGTATGCTGGTGGTTAGTTTGGAAAAAATTATTCCAGACCACATGAGACGAACCACTTACGAAGTCAAATAAATATCTGTCACAGGGGGTCATTGCCCCCTTTGTAATTTTATGCTATACTAGTAGAAACGTTGGAGTATTATGTCCGAACAGATTATTGTTTTCAAGAATGGCGAGCGTGTCATCACTGAGTTGCAAGAAGTATTTGAGGGTGAAGGCGATGACCGTAAAGGCATTTGCTTAATGATGAACAACCCATACATCTTGGAACTCATTGAGATTGAAGAAGGTGCTCTTCGCGACCTTCAAGTTAAGTTCAGTAAGTGGTGTCCTTACTCGGTTGACTTCCAATTCCGAGTGCCTTATGACACTGTGCTTGCTTTGGGTGAACCCGATCAAGGTCTTGCTGAAGCATACCGCCAGAAGGTTGATGCCATCACAGGCAACCCAGACGCCCCTGAAGGCGTTCCTGATCTTCCTGAGTGGACAGATGGTGCAGAGAACCCTAACATCGCAGCACAGCAGGCAGACATCGATGCAGTCGTAAATGGATTTGAAGGCAACGGTGCTCCAGAAGATGTAAGCGTTGGATCATGATCAAACTTGTTAAGTATGATGGTCACTGGCTCGTGGCAGAAATTGAAGAAATTCCTGGAACTGAGTTGGGTGACCCCGATTGTGTGCTAAAATATCCATGCGAAGTCAATGAGGATGGGGCAGTGCCCTTTCCTCCCTTCAGTGAGGATAGAGAACTAGTTGTTCGTTCAGAAAACCTTACCATTGTTGCTGAACCTAGTGCTATGTACATGTCCCTTTATTATGATCTGAAAGACAAAGAAACAGAATGAAGTTTTACACCAGCGTACAACAAGCAGGTAATAACATCCACGTTCGTGGATATCAAAACGGAATACAATTCAGTCACAGAGTTCCTTTCAACCCTACACTGTATCTTCCTACACCCCAACCTTCACGCTGGAAAACCTTAGATGGTGACAACGTTCGTCCTGTTAAGCAGGGAACAATTCGTGATGCTAGAAAGTTTGTTGATGATCATAAAGAAATTCCAGACTTTGAGATCTGTGGTCAAACTAGATATCTGAACCAGTATATTTCTGAGGAATATCCTGAAGATGAAATCAAGTTTGACTCCAGTCACATTCGAGTGTTCACTCTTGACATTGAGACTGCTGCTGAGAATGGTTTCCCAGACATCGAAACTGCTGACCAAGAGATTCTTCTTATCTCATTAAAAGATAGTAAGACTGGACGTATCCAAGTCTTTGGTCGTTATGCATTTGACAACAGTCATAAAGATGTTGATTACATGCATTTCTCAACTGAAGATGGTATGCTCAAGGCATTCCTACACTACTGGGTGTCTAACTTTCCTGATGTAATTACAGGATGGAATGTCCAGTTGTTTGATATGACGTACATTAGTAAGCGTATTGAACGTGTGCTTGGTGAGCGTGAAGCAAAGATGTTGTCTCCATGGAAGTCAACTTTATGCCGAGAGATTTATATTAAAGGTCGCAAGCAAATTGCATACGACATCTCAGGCATCGCAACGCTTGACTATCTTGAGTTGTATCGTAAGTTTACGTATACAAATCAATCATCCTATCGTCTAGATCATATTGCTAGTGTAGAACTAGATACAAAGAAACTAGATCATAGTGAGTACGACACCTTCAAAGAGTTCTATACTAAAGACTGGCAGAAGTTTGTAGAGTACAACATCATTGACGTTCGCCTGGTAGATCAACTAGACGATAAGATGAAGTTGCTAGAACTTGCCTTCACCATGGCATATGATGCTAAGGTAAACTACGAAGACATATTCTCGCAGGTTCGTATGTGGGATAACTACATCTACATCGAACTAAACAAAAGAAAGATTGCAATTCCACCTAAGAAGGAGGCACGTAAAGATGCTAAGTATGCTGGGGCATATGTCAAAGAACCTAATCCAGGATTTTATGACTGGATTGTATCTTTTGACCTCAACTCCCTATACCCTCACCTCATTATGCAATACAACCTCTCGCCAGAGACGTTATTGCCTAATAGACACCCAACCGCAACAGTTGACAAGTTACTTGACAAAGCAATCGACACGTCAGGTATAGAAGAATGTCTTGCTGCTAATGGGACCTTGTATAGCAAGTCTGAGCAAGGTTTCCTGCCCATGATGATGCAAAAGATGTATGACTCACGTGTCGTATATAAGAAGCGCATGATCGAGGCAAAGAAAGCATACGAAAAAAATCCTACAGTAGCATTGAAGAAAGAAATTGCTAGATGTAATAACATCCAGATGGCAAAGAAGATTTCTCTCAACTCTGCTTATGGTGCCATTGGTAATGAACACTTTCGATACTTTCGATTAGAGATTGCTGAAGCAATTACTTTGTCTGGTCAACTTTCTATTCGATGGATTAGTAATAAGACCAATGCATACCTAAACAAAATTCTTAAAACTAATAATGTTGATTATGTTATTGCTTGTGATACCGACTCTATGTATCTCAATCTGGGTCCTTTGGTTGAAACTGTATTCGCCAACCGAGAGAAAACTGATGAGAGTATTGTTGGGTTCCTTGACAAGGTGTGTGAAGTGGAATTTGAAAAGTTTATTGAAAGTTCTTACCAAGAGCTCGCCACATATATGAATGCATATGACCAGAAGATGGTCATGAAGCGAGAGAACATTGCTAACCGTGGTTTTTGGACTGCCAAGAAACGCTATGTTCTTAATGTATGGGATAGTGAGGGTGTCAGATACAAAGAACCCAAGATGAAAATCTGTGGTATGGAAACTGCTAGATCTTCCACACCTCAATACTATCGTGATAAACTATATCATGCGTTTGAAATTATTCTCACGAAAACTAATGAAGATCTCATTGAGTTTATTGAGCATGTAAAATCAGACACACGTAAACAAGATTATGTGAACATAGCATTCCCTCGCGGATGTAATGGTATGACAAAATACAAATCTCCATATGAGATTTACATGAAAGGAACACCTATTCATGTACGTGGATCATTGCTCTACAATTATCATATCAATAAACATAAGATAACTAATAAGTATCCTATCATCCAAGAAGGTGAAAAGATTAAATTCATTTACTTAAAAACTCCGAACCCACTACAAGAAAACTGTATTAGTTTCTTCAGTGATATACCTAAAGAATTTAACCTAGATAAGTATATTGATTATCAAACCCAGTTTGAGAAATCTTTTCTTGAACCACTTAAAAAAGTTCTAGGATGTATTTCCTGGGACTATGAAAAGAAAATTTCCCTATTATCATTTTTCTAATTATGAGTTTCCTAAATTCTGTCATTAAGGACAGTAAGAATGAGTATGCTAGTCTTGTTAGTGACGGGGTTGCTGCTGGCGACATTGAATCTTTCGTTGATACTGGCAGTTATATTATTAACGCCGTCGTTAGCGGTTCTATTTTTGGAGGTATTCCTTCCAATAAGATTACTGCCCTGGCAGGAGAATCAGGCACGGGTAAGACTTTCTTTTGTCTTAGTATCGTTAAGCATTTTCTCGATACTGATCCTGACGCTGGAGTCATTTATTTTGAAACTGAGTCTGCCATTAGTAAGCAGATGATTGAGAGTCGTGGCATTGATTCTAATCGTATGGTAATTTTTCCTGTGGATACGATCGAAGAATTCCGAACCCAAGCAGTTCGCATCATCGACAAATTCATGGAACAACCTAAAGAAACACGCAAACCGCTCATGTTTGTGCTAGACTCTTTGGGTATGCTAGCCACGAACAAAGAAGTTCAAGATGCCACGGACGACAAGAACGTTCGTGACATGACAAAAGCACAATTGATTAAGTCATGTTTTCGCATCTTGACATTGAAGATGGGCAAGGCTAATATACCAATGATCGTTACCAACCACACCTATGAAGTCATCGGCGCTTATCACCCTTCAAAAGAAATGGGGGGAGGCAGTGGACTCAAGTATTCTGCTAGCACAATCGTTTATCTCGGAAAGAAAAAAGAAAAAGATGGAACGACTCTCATCGGAAACATTATCAAATGCGAGGCTAAGAAGTCTCGTCTGACCAAGGAAGGATCTAAGGTTGAGACCAGATTGTTTTTTGACCAACGCGGTCTAGACAAATACTATGGTATGCTAGAGTTGGGAGAGCGAGCAGGGATGTGGAAAAACGTTGCTGGTCGCTACGAAATCAATGGCAAAAAAGTCTATGCAAAAGCAATTCTCAAAGAACCAGGGGAATACTTTACTCAAGAAGTATTGGAGAAGTTAGATTCCCAAGCAAATAAAGAATTTTTATATGGAGTAGAAGATGAGTGAGAAAATTGAAACTACTATTTTGCGAAATCTTCTCGCGAGTGAAGATTTCTATCGCAAGGTAGTTCCTTTTCTCAAACCAGAATACTTTGAAAGTATTTCTGAAAGAGTAGTCTATGAAGAAATTGAGGACTTCTCTGTTAAGTATGATAAGATGCCTACAGCAGAAGTTTTAATTATACAACTGCAGGGACGTAGTGATCTCACTGAAGAAATTTATCAAGAATCTGTTAAGCAGATTAAACAATTCTCAGACGAATGGGTTGACATTGATTGGCTCGTTGACGCATCAGAAACATGGTGTCAACAGCGAGCAATCTATAATGCCCTACTACACTCTATCAAAATTGCAGATGGTGGTGATAAGGAACTATCGCCAGATGCGATTCCAGGTATTCTACAAGAAGCACTTGCAGTTTCTTTTGATGAACACATCGGTCACGACTACCTAGAAAATGTAAATGAACGATATGAATTCTATCATTGTGAAGAAGAAAAAGTTCCATTCGATCTAGATAAATTCAACATGATTACTAAGGGTGGTCTCTCTCGCAAGAGTCTGAACATTGCCCTCGCAGGTACTGGTGTTGGTAAGTCATTGTTTATGTGTCACTGTGCTGCGGCAGCATTGCAGGAAGGAAAGAATGTTTTATACATTACTGCTGAGATGGCAGAAGAAAAGATTGCAGAAAGAATTGATGCTAATCTGTTAAACGTTAACATCCGTGATATTGCTACTCTCCCTGAGCAAATTTTTACATCTAGAGTTGCTGAGATTGCTCGCAAGACACAGGGTAAACTTATTATTAAAGAATACCCTACAGCATCTGCCCATGCTGGACACTTCAAGTCTTTGCTCAATGAACTTTCATTGAAGAAAGCATTCAAACCAGACATCATCTATATTGATTACTTGAATATCTGTGCATCCTCACGATATAAAGGACATATTGTAAACTCATATACATATGTAAAATCGATTGCTGAAGAGCTCCGTGGTCTAGCATGTGAGCATGATGTTCCAATTGTATCTGCTACTCAGACTACTCGTTCTGGTTATGGATCAACAGATGTAGAACTTACTGATACATCTGAATCCTTTGGTTTGCCTGCTACTGCTGACCTTATGTTTGCTCTAATTTCTACAGAAGAATTAGAACAGTCAGGTCGCATTATGGTAAAGCAACTAAAGAACAGATACAACGATGCTGCATCTAATCGCAGATTTACCGTTGGTATTGACAGATCCAAGATGAAGCTGTATAATGTTGAGGATGATTCCATCCAAGATGTTACAGTGTCTGAGGACACTATGGATGCATTGGAAGATGTATCAAAACGCCAGAATCGTCTGGACAAATTCAATCAATTTATTATCTAAACATGTCTAAGGTTAATTTTGAACGTTATCAAGAATTTGTGGCAGAAGTCACTTCAGATTGTTCTACAAACTTTGTTGATTTCGCTGACCGTATTGGTGATCTGGATCGACAAGGTGCCAATATTGAGAGACTGCTTACTGCTGGTGTTGGAATTAATGCTGAGGGTGGTGAGTTTCTTGAAATCATTAAGAAGATGGTGTTCCAAGGAAAACCGTGGAACGAAGATAATCGTGAGCATCTTATCATTGAGTTGGGTGATATTATGTGGTACGTTGCTCAAGCTACAATGGCACTTGATATATCCTTCGATGAGTTGATCGGAACTAATGTCAACAAACTCAAGAAGCGTTATCCAGGTGGTGAGTTTGATGTATTTAAATCAGAAAATCGCGCAGCAGGCGACAGATAATGTTTAGTCTCTGGATCCACCTACGAGCATTCTTTTCTGTTGTAGTGGTGAGTTGTGCTCACCCTGTCAACTGGGAGCATTGTGTTCGTGTGGACCAGTGGCTCTTGCCAGAAGTCAAGGAAGGATATAATTTATGGACAGGTAAAACAAAACCTTATCAACGTGAGAAAGATTTTTTAGATGGCATTTGATTATAACGGATTGATACGTAAACCTGCTCAATATATTGCTGGAGCATTTGAACCTGATCTTGTTAGTATAGAAGACATCGAAAACTATCTGAATGAACGTAAGTACATCAAGAAAGAATTAGAATTAATTCATCCAGATACTGGACAGAAATTACCTTATGAGACGCACGATGGACCATGGAGAGGAACCTATGACGCAGATGTCATAGAGAATCTATGGAACATCGGAGCGTCTTTTATTTTGCAAACACCTTATATCAATTTTAAGGTTAGAGACATGGTGCAGGCAATCGAAGAAGCAAACCATGTCTCATGTGATGCACACATATATCATGGTAAGAAAAACAGTTCGTCCTTCATGCCACACTGTGACAGTAGTATCAACCTAGTCGTGCAGTGCAAAGGTCAGTGTGCTTGGAACGTATGGAATCAGATGAACCCTGTGCCATCTACGTTTCCTAACATTGCAGAACGCCCTGCAATATCTGTTGTCATGAGTCCAGGAGATGCTATGATAGTTCCGAAAGGACAAATTCATCATGCACAACCACTCACAGACAGAATCAGTGTCAGTTTCGCTTTCTTCCCTGGACCCAAAACAATCCAAAGAGACATTAGTCTCGACTGGAACACTAAATAGTTAGGCGGAGGTTTTTTTCATGATAACAATACCATCAGCAGTAAGAGACGCATGGGAAGACCTAGTTTATAAGTCTCTTGCCACAGAAGATTATAGTTACTTGGTTTTTGATATCAAGAAAGCAGAAACCGATCCGAAGAAAAAAGTTCAGGTCTACATGAAAGTGTATGTGCCTGAAGCAAAAAGAAGAACTGCCACTACCAATGTAAAGGCAGCAATGGAGTCCGAAGGACATATCGTAGAGATCTTAAAGAAGAAAGGTTCTGAGATTCCATCGCTAGACATACAGGTAGGGTCAGAAAATAATAAAGTAAAAGTAATTCGCGTTGAATTCAAACCATCCAAGTCTGCAGGGTCAGGCGGTGGTGCAGCAAAGACTAAGATACAAGAGAGTGCTGCTTGTCTATACAATGCACTTCGTTTCCATGTCTTCAATACAGATATGGAACCTGGTATGATGATTACTGAGGATGATCTTGCTAAAGCATCTCAGTATATTGATACTCCAGATGCTACCATGGAAGAAATGATGGGGTTTGATCCTGATTGGCAGCAGGTCTTTATGGATGGTGCCAACAAACTTCATGCGAAAGTAAGTGGAGGTGATTACTTATTTGTTCGTGGTGATAAAGAAATTGATGATGGTGTAATTAAAAAAGCATTTGCCAAATGTAAAACATCTTTGGAATCAAATCTACAGAACGAAGATAAATGGAATCCATCAGACATATGGATGGTTAAAAGATCTAGCAAAGCAGCGGTAATTGCTGAACTAACCCCATTCACAAAGAAGGTGTCAGCAACTTCTATTGAAGTATTGAATACCAAACTAGCAGAACTATTTGTATCTAAAGATTTGATGGGAGTGTCTTTGAAAAAGACAGGTGCCACTGGCACAGTAAAAGTTATTAATGGTGAGACACCAGCACAACGTAAAGCACAACTTGAAGTTGCCTTTGATAAAAATAAATCAATAGGTGAGTTGGTTTACGATAGTGGTAGAAACTATACAGGTTCGGAAATAGATAAAAGATATCCCATGGATGTTTACATCTACTACGGACCTAAACCCCACGACAGAATTCAACTAAGAAACTTTGGTGGTGATACTACTGGCGACTGGAAGTTAGAACTTAAAGGTGAGTATGCTGCCATGGGTAAAGTCCAGGGTAGTGTTGCTAGATTTATCTTACAGAAGACTGGATTCTCTCACATCCCACAAGAACCAACGTGGGTAGAGAGTGATCCAAAGCACACTCAATCAGATAAAATATCAAAAGAAATATATAATTTACTTAAAGAATTCAGCGCAAAAGGATTCGACAAGACAGACAAAGATCAGATGATGGGTGAGATTGAGGGTAAGCGTCAATCGTGGAGATACAGTAAACTATCAGGACTTCGCTTCTTAAAATTTTTGAAAGACCTGAATGGTGAAGCAGATAAGGCAGTGAAAGAATTATATCTTTTTGCTGGATCAGCATCAGATCATTCATCAATTTACTTCAAGTATTCCTAATGTCAAACGTAAAACAACTAAAGCATTTGGAGCATTTAGAGGATGAGATGCTGAACTATGGCATCGAAGGATGCAAGGCAGCAGTATCATTCCTCAAAGAACTTCGTAACATGTTGGGGCACCAAGAAAGTAGTGGTTTCATGCAGACTAAGTGGGATGGTGCTCCTTCTGTTATCTGTGGCGAACATCCTGCATCTGGTAGGTTCTTTGTCGGCACAAAGTCTGTCTTCAATAAGGTAGAACCTAAGATATGCTATAGTGAAAAAGCAATTGATAAATTATATGATGGAGATCTAGCA